TCAATAACGTCTTCAGTACTTTATCTGGAGCGGTCGATACAATGGGACCTGCTGACTCACTATTCACTGTAGGTGCTTATGCTAATGCTAACTTACAAGCAGATCAAAAAGTCCTAGGTAGTGTACCGCGGAAGATTGATAGATTACTCGATACCATTGAGAATCCTGAAGTCTTTGATCTCGATATTACTATTGAAGCTGGTCTCGGTACTATTAACGCCGCCAGAAAAGAAAATGGCAGTGATCAATACTTCGATGATCTGACTAATGTCTCAGCAATGTCTGGCTTCTATAAATCAGATATTACTAAGATATCATCAGAAGCACAGGATTACAGAAATAACTGGAAAACAATCTACAATAGGTTTAATGACTTCGCTGAGAAGAGAAGGAAAGATCATATGTTTATTGCTGATTTGCCTAGACCTATATTCGTACAAGGCCGAAATTTCAGGACTCTAGATGATCCTGAGAAGAACTTCTCGTTGAATATATCAAAACCTGTTCAAGCCTTTACAACTATTCTTAATTCAAGTTACTCTACTACATATGCAGCTTGGAATAAGGTTTATGATAGTTCATTAGACGATCAAGTATGGGTGCCATTCTCTGGTACTGCTGCAAGTCAAATGGCTAACACAGATGCTAACTTCCAACCATGGTTCGCACCAGCTGGATTTACTAGAGGTAGAGTCGGTAGTGTTAATGATATTGTACTATATCCGAAGCAGAAGCAAAGAGACCAACTCTATAAGAACTCGGTCAACCCAGTTGCATTCTTCCCAGGTGACGGTTTTGTAACATTTGGACAGAAGACACTACAAGCAGCTCCGACCGCATTTGATAGAATTAATGTACGTAGACTGTTCTTGAATCTTGAGAAAGCAACGAGAAATACAGTTAAGTACTTCTTGTTCGAGCCTAATACGCTACTCACGAGAACGAGAGTCATTAATACACTTACACCAATATTCGAGAATGCTAAGAATACTGAAGGATTGTATGACTACTTGATCGTATGTGATGAAAGAAATAACACCCCAGACGTTATTGATCAGAATGAAATGGTGGTAGACATCTACTTAAAGCCAGTTCGCGCTGCTGAATTCATTCTTGTTAACTTCTACGCAACTCGTACAGGTACAGACTTCAACGAGATTGTCGGTTAATACTTAACCTTAACAAATTAAGCCGGTCCGAAAGGGTCGGCTTTTTTTTGAACTCATATAAAAAAACAACTAATCTGGATTAAATAATTACATGGCAGACGTTAAACAAACGATACAAGACTTTTATACTCAAGCGCAAGCAAGAGATTTCGCGAGAAATAATTTGTTCAGAGTACTTAACATCGACTTCGGTAGTGGTAGTAGTATATCTATTAACGAAGAGGATCTAATATATGCTACAACAGCTACTCTACCTGGTAAAACAATTCAGGATGTTGTAGTGCCTTATATGGGGTTAGATTTCCACGTACCTGGTACTGTTAAGTATAATAACTCTGCTGGCTACTCTCTAACCTTTAGAGCTGATGAATCATATAGATTGTATGAGAAGTTCCAACAAGTCATTAATGACACGTTTGACGACTCTACATCTACGGGTAACTACTTTACACCTAAGGCCGATTCTGTCATCGACTTAGTACAGTTAGATAAAGAATTAAATAAACTATCGCAGTATCAATTAGTTGGTGCTAGTATCCGTTCTGTTGGTGATCTTTCATACGATGTGACAGCTTCTGGAGATGTACAGACCTTTACTGTTACTGTTGCTTACCAGTTTTATAGAAAGACGTCGTAACATCTATCTTATAACTTTAAAAGCCGTACCTATATAGGTACGGCTTTTTTTTGCTTAAATATTTGTGTATGAGTATTCTTAATGCTGCAGGCAAATTCCTGCAAGGTGTAAAAAGCGTAACGCAAGGTAACCTAGGTGGGTCTTTAGGAGCTCCTAATGTGCAGTTACTCGGTACTAATATACCCGGTGTGCCGTTGGTTAGTTTTAGAGATTCATTCTTAAAATCCATGGAGTCATGGATCGGTACTATACCACTAAGGACTCAGTATATTATATTCTTTGATAATTTTCCAAGTGGGTTACGGACTAACGTGCTACAAAACCTCGAACCTGTACAAGCGGATAAGAAAGGTTTCGACATCGATAGAGCTAGAGCGGTATTAACGGCCTATCCATTTCAAGGTATTAATGGGTGTATGTTTGCGCAAGGTGCCGCTATTCCAGACGATACATTTCAGACCAACCATGCTGAAATTCCGAATAATATGGGACTTATACCAGGCCTCGTCGGGCAAGGCCGATCAAAATTCTCACCACTTACCATAAACTTTAGAGAGACAAATACATCATTCGTTGATAGTCTAGTCAGGCCATGGGTTATCTTAGGTGCCCATGCTGGTATGGTCGCTAGGCCTGAGGACTCGACCCTAAATGTTAAGACTAATGTAACTATAGTACAGTACACAAGATCATTTCAGAAACTATCTCAGGTGCCAAGAAAGGTCTGGAAGTTTTATAACTGCGTACCCACTAGTGTAGATACGAGAAATTTATCATATGATAGTGAAGCACTCGAGACATATAACACCAGGTGGGCATACACCCACTATACATTAGAGGATAATTTATACTTGCCATTACCCGACTTGATTGATAAAATATTTTAATGGTCTCGAGTCAACTATCAATACCTCTTCAGCGAGGTTTAGTATTCTTTGAAGAGCTATCTTACCTAGAATATAAAAATATATGTAAGATGCTCCTTTCTAACGAACTAGGTGATATCAATAATTGCTTTGAGGTGATTACGCAACGTATATCATCGAGTTTCAATCTCAATATTATCGACAAATTTGAAGCATTAATATATATCAGAAACTCTATACTAGGTAATGACTTGAAACTTAATATAGACGATAGAGATGTCAATTTTTCATTAAAGGACCTATGCATAGGTATTTTTCATGAAGATGCTTTTGAATACGAGGGGTGTAAATTCAGAACACCAGAGTATTTTTACAATAAGGATATTACAGCGACTGTAGCAGATTACCTATATGAAGTAAATGGCAATGATTTAGATAAGTTTTCAATACACGAAAAAACCTTAATATTAAATGAGACCGATATACATATTATAAAGGTCGCAAGTATTATAAACGATATCAGGGATAAGAGTAGTGTGGCTATTTTAGATAACGGAGCAGAAATCAATGTATATAATGCATCGATACTATACTTTCTAAGAGAGGTTTTCAATAGTGATTTAATGGAAATGTACGAATTTGAGTATAGTATCGCACAGCGTCTGAATTTAAAAGGTAACGATCTACTACACTATACTTTACCAGAGCTTAAAATTAATTTAAATTTCTATACTAAAGAACAGGAGGCGAAAGCCGAGACTGAAAACAGTAGAAATTTAGATAGTGGCGTGTAAATATATATATGTCCGATGTAAATAGTATCATTCAAGAGCTTAAAAAAGCAAAAAAGGTTATAAGTGTATTCTCACCTACACTTAAGAGTAGCATTGATATTGCTCCTATTACACTCGCACAGCAATCTAAGATCATCGAAACTGTAGCAAACATTACATCAAGTGCTGGCAGCCCTATTATAGCTATCTTAGAATTTAATAACGTGATGTATTCTATTCTTAAAAAGAATATTAGTGAGTATCAACCCGTCTTTAATACTATTGACCGAACTAACTTTATCCTCGCGCTTAAAGGATATATTGATGGTATCGTTACTACCGAAGATAGTATAGACTTCGATATCAAAAAGATGCTCACTAGAAATGAGAGTATTGAGCTTGAAGTTGCACCAGAAAGCGTCACAGTTGACGATATTACATTTCACCTTGCACCACCTTCAATGGATGACGACCATATCGTTAACGGTCTTATTCTACGTAAGTATAAGAGTAATTCAGCTAAATCTCTTCTGAGTGACGTGTATCATTTTGAATCATTAAAATTTATTAAAGCCATCTCTATTGGTGACCAGACTCTTGAAATTAGAAAAGATACTAAGAGCATAGATATTATTAAGGAGCTCGATACAGTGCAGTTACGACCTGTATACGACTATATTGGTAAGGTTAGAGCCGCTGAAGAAGTGCTAACTAACCACCTCACGGCCGATGAGCAACTAGATATTACCCCAGATCTATTTATATCGTAGTGTGATGTATAAATATATGTATGGCAGAACCTACTATTGCGGAAGCAATTTCGCTACTAACTAAAGTATCAGCTGATACGGCGAACCAACTAAAAATCCTTCAGAAAGAGGTTGGTAAGGGCGCGCGCGCATCAACAACATCGCGCGGCTCTACTGCACCGCGCGAAGCTCAAGGGCCACGAGAGATTGTAGAAAAGCCTAAAGATGTTGTAATTACTAATTTTGGACCTGATGCTGAAGATGATCTTGCTAGAGCTTTCGGTCGCGAGACTGAAGCAGCTTTAGAAAAACAGCAAAAGAAAAATAATAGTGACCTAATGGGCCTATTAAAATTAGTAGGAGTCGGTGCAGGTCTTGCGGCATTAGTTGATGGTCAAGGTATTGTAGGTCTTGTATCAGGCTTACAACAAGTTTACAAGAGAATTGATAAGTTTGCAGTAAGAGCTGGGAATGTATTATCACGGATAGGTACTAGAATTAGTGATTTGGCGAAATCTATTAGGAAAGGAGTAACTAGCCGACTTGATAAAGCGAGTAAGGCTGTGAGCAAGGCTATTGCACCTATGCGTAAAAAGGTTATGGAGATGGCTGCCCGTATAGGTAATAGGCTCAGTAGCGCCGCCACGAGTGCCAAAAAAGGCATAGAAAAGGCCGGTACAAAAGTTAAAGAAATAGTTAATACTATATCGACTAAATTTGGCGGAGCCTTTGAAAGAATTGCAAGTAGAATATCCAAGTTTGGATCATCTCTCATGAAGGGAATGGAAGCGGCTAAGAAAAAAGTAGCTGATATAGCTCGGAAGGTAGCTGGATCTATCTCGACACCAAAACCAAAGCCACCGCCCCCTATGAAGCAAGCAGGT